TTATATGCCATAATTTTTATTTCCTATTGGGTTAAGGGGAATATAAGGCTACCTATACTCCCCATAATTTTATTATCTTCTGATAACGAAAGTGAAATTACACTTACAAGTACCAGTCGATGCTCCGTTTGTAGTGATCTTGATATAATCGCCATCATTTACATTGTTTAAAGCTGTAGGTTCAGATGTACTAATATCACCTATTGCATCACTTCCATGAGTAATAGTGATTCCTGAGCCAGTTACTACAGTTGATGGTGATTCACTTGTATGAAAAGTAAATACAGCATCTGCCGTTGCAACAGCTCCGTCTTGAACCATTATAATTTTTATAATTTTACCTTTATCAGGTACAGCTACATAAGTTGAACTTGCTGTAGATGCGTCAGCTAAAGATGCGTTTATAAAATAATCGTTTAATGTTCTCATTTTTTTTTCCTTTTATTTGCTTCGTTCCGTCAATGACTTCAAAGACCAAACAAATTGATTGATTGATATTAGGGGAGAAATAAATCCCCCCTAATTTAATAATGATTATGAGTGTGTTACATCAAAAATACCACCACTTGCTGCTTCGTTTTTAGAAACAAGTGTGTATTCTGCTAACATAAATTTCTTCTCAGCATCACCAGTTTTTGAAAGGTCTGCTAATTGGAAATCTCTTAGGTAAGCAACTGCCCACATATCAGGTTGTAATACATAAACAGATCTTTGTTGTTGAAGTCTGTTAGGTACAACTTGTAATGTTGAGAAGTCTGATTCATAAACATCCACTGATGCTACAAGTCTTTTGTTTTCTGCAGGGTCAAATCTAGTTGATCCACCAGTAAAACCTGAAAGAACTTGTTTATTGAAAGCACCACACATGATCATAGATGGATTTCCACCTGAGTCATAACATTCTCTTACAACTTCTTTAAGTTGATCTTCAGCGAATGCTCTTTGTGTTCCATTAGTTCTTGCGTCAGAGCCATCCCCAGTAGGGTTAGCTGCTGAACCAGTTCCAATGCTAGTGTTTGTTTTGATCCAAGAATCGATAGATCCTAATGCTCTTGCAGTGTTCACTGCAGCACCAGCACTTTTCGCTTGGTTGTGTGTTAAAACAGATTCCATATCTCTTTTAAGCTCTTTTGAAGCTTTAGAAATTTGGTAAGCCATTTCATTGTTTCTTCCAGCAGAAGTAACAGCCAAGTTTGTTCCTGATACAATTGCAGCTTTCGTTGAAATCTGCGTATTGTTATTCAGTCTAACTGATGGTGTTAATGTTGGAAATGATACTTCATCACCCTCAGAAACTTTGTTAGTTCTTGAAGCTGCTGCTAAAGCATCTGTTTGCCACTCATGAAGAGTCGATGTTGCCTTTTCTCTACCTATAGCACTCATCATCGGTGTGTCCGATGGAGAGATGTTATAAATAATATTAGACAAATCTTCTCTAATACCTTTAGTGGTAAAGGTTTGGTATGTGTTTGTTATTGCTGCCATGTTATTACCTTTTTAAGTTTAATTGTTACCGATTACATCTAAAAAAACACTTTGGGCATCTTTAATGCTTCCAGTCTTTCTTAGACGGCTCAATTTGTCCTTAAATTTATTGGCACTTAAACTTTCTTTTGTCTTTTTAACTCCTGAAGTAAAAACTTTGCTAGGCTTTGCAATTTTTTTAGCAATATTAGGTTTTTTACTTTCTAATGAACGATATTTCATCGCATCATTAACAAGCATTACTATTCTATGATCATAGATTTGACCAATTTCTTCGTCATTAAAACCATAACCACTTAAATAGTTTCTCATATTGTTTTTTATTGCTGAAGCTTTTTGTGGATCATTAAAATCAGGTACTTTTGATACCAGTTCTTTTTGCTGATCTTTTACAAAGTTTTGGATCTCTCTTTGTTGAATAGACTTAGCTTTTTGAATCGCTTGGTTAAAAGCATCTTGCTTTCTTCTTAAACGATGTTCTATCCTAGTCGCTTCAACAGGATCTTCTTCATATAGTTTTTCCAAATTCTGAGAGTTCATCTCTGAATCTAGTTGTTGCTGTGCAACAGACATTAGTTGGTTTAAATCACCTAATTTTTTGGAAAAATTTTGCCTTTGTTTTTCCGTTTCGGACTGAAATAACCTTTTGTCATAAGACAGTTCTTCAGTCTTTCTACGATAATCAGAATCTCTTGAATAACCAGCTTTTAATTCGTCTAGGGTAACATCAAATTCTTGACCAGCAACTTTAACTTTGTAGGTTGAATTTTGTTCCTGTTGAATCTCAGGTGCGTCTTGTTGAGATACTTCTTCTTCATCAGAAACTTCCACTTCAGGTTCTGTTTCTGACTTTTGTTCTTGAACTTCAGGTTGTTCTTCAGTTTTTGGAGATTCCTGTGTTTCTTGTTCTTGAACTTTTTGTTCCTCTGTATTTTCTTGCTTAGTTTCTTTTACATCTTCTGTTTTTGCTTGTTCCTGAGGATTTAACAAGCCTGAGATGGATTCTGCTGCTTTCGCAACATCAGATTTTGCTTCCTGTAAAGGATTGGCGAAATTGTCTGACATATTTCCTCCGTTTGTGTTGAAGCTCCCTTATGGGTTGGCTTATTTTAACCTTGATGATTAAAATTTCTTTTGTTGATCGGCTTTACGCAAATCTTCTAATTGTCTTTTTGCTAATTTGCCTGTTTCAACTAATTCTGTAAAATGTTGTTCAACTTTGCCTACAATATTATAAGCTAACCACAACTTTTCTCTTGTGCTTTGTTCTTCAGCACCAGTTTTAAATAAACTCTCTGAATATAATTTTTTTAACTTATCAATCGACTCTTTGAAAAGAGGATTTTTAAGTATCAGATCGGCTTGGTTCGCCTGACTGACTTCCTTGTTCAGTTTGCTTTTGTCCTGCATCTAGTCCTTTAATTTGTCGTTCTAGTTGATTTGTAGATTGTTGTGCAGTTTCAAAACTCTTATACTCATTCGATACTAAAATTTTATTCAAATCAGCATCAGCTTTAATCTTAGCTGTATCTAATTGTGCGTTATATTTTAATTCTAATTCTTTGATCTTAGTTTCAAATTCTAAAATCATACTAGCATTTTTGCTTTGCATTTCTCTCATTTGTAATTCAAGAGTTGCAGTTTTTCTCTTGTTCTCAGCATCAATTCTAGTAAATTCAATTTTTTCAATTGGTGTTAATGGTGGTGGAGGTGGTGGTGTTACCATTTGCATTCCAACTTCAGGATTAGTGAAATAATTCTCAACATTTTTAAGCCCAGCATTTTCTATAATTTTTGCCAAACTATTATAAATGTTTTTAAGAGATACCATTGGATATTCTCTGCCACCTTGTAATTGCCAAGCTTGAATTTGCTTATCTAAAACATTGTTTAAAATAAGCAGTTGTTGTTCTTTACTACCTGAACCTAAACCTACTGTAATAGTAATATTATATCTATTTCTCCATTCAGTTGGTTTAACTGGAACAAATTGATTATTTAATTGTACAATTCTTTCCTTGTCTTGATATTTAACTGTAAGCTCAAAAATTCTTTTAAATAATTGTTTGACACCTGTTTCAGAAAAAATTCTAGCAATTAACTCCATACGCATTTGCGTTTGAGTCATTAAAGTATTAATTCCTGTTGCTGTTTTATTTAAACTATCAGCATCAAGGCCTTGACTATATCTTGTTACACCAGTTCTAGTTTCTCTAACTGTATCTAAGTATTCTAATAATGGAAATGCTTGTTGAGATATGGTTTGAGATTGCATTGGGAACATAACCTGTTGAGGAGGTTGTTTTGTTCTTACAATTCCACCTGGTCTTGAAGTTAATAAATCATCAAGATTAACCATGCCATCCATCACAGCAACTCTATTATTATTTGTTAAATACATATTATCTAACAATTGACGCATTACTGTAGATTTAACTAATTGAACATCTTCAACTAATTCACTTACACTTCTGCCATAAAATCTATGTGGCATTGGAATAGGTGTTAAACTACAGAATGGAATAAAATCACATGGATAGTTTTCTAAAATTTCTTCACCTTGCCCAGCTACACAAATTTTTCTAAGTTCAGCTACTCCATCACCATCATAATCAAGTTTTATATAACACTCATAGATCTCCACTTTTTGAGTCGAATGATCAGGGGCATCATCTAAAGCAAAATCCTCTAGTCCATGTTGTCTAGTAAATTTTTCAGTATTATAAGGTTCTGTATTCGTTGTAGGTAAATTATTTACCACTTCCTTATCATAACCCATCTCAATTAACTCAGATCTAGTTTTATAAACTTTATGAGCTACAAAATTTGAATTTTCGATAGATTTTGAATTTTGGTGTATTAAAAATTCTTCAGGTGGTATGTTTTCAATTTTTACTTTGCCAAATCCTGAATATCTTTTAATAACTGCGTTACATAATTTTGGAACTTCAACTTCAAGTTCTTCACCTTGTTCACCAGCGATGTCTTGTAATTTTTTAATTTCCTTTTCAGCCTTATCATCAATAAACTCCTCTTTTTCGACAACCTCAACATTAGGGTCATCTATTAATAGTTGGTATTCTTGATATGTTAATCTTTCGTAAGTTTCTTGTTCAACTTTTTGGCTATTATCCCAATAAACTTTTACAATTCCATTTTTTTCTAATAAAGCATCTTTAAACCAAGTATATAAAATCTCAAAACCTGGATTATCTTTATAAAAAATATAATTAATATAATTAGTTACTTGATCAGCTAATTTAACATCTTCAGCTTTCATGGGTTCACATTTAACCACTTGATCTGAAGCTGTAAAAATTCTTAAAAGGTTAGGTAGGATAGTTTCGATAGTATCAGCAACATCTGTACTTACTACTTGTGAACGACCATCTATTTCCGTACCTAATTTATCTCCTAGATAGTATTCAAGTGATTTTTTTCGTTGTTCTGATAACTCCCCACCAATAAAACCCAATGAGTTTGTTATTTCCTGTTGTATAATTCCTTTTAATTCTATGTCTGATAATTTTGCCATATTAAACTATATAATTTGTATTTACTGGTATTTCCTTTTTCCAATTTGAAGCATCAGCTCCATAACCAACAATCCCAGTTCTAAAAGCATCTGCACAGTGCGATGCAAAATTGTGCATGGGCTTGTTTTTAAAACATTGATTTTTTTCATCCCATCTCTTTTGATATGCTTTTAAGTATTCAATAGCTTTTTGACATTTGTTTTTATCAAACCAACAATTCGGCAAAGCTTTTCTTACAGCTTCAATACCATCCTCAATGGATAATTTTGGGGCTACTTCAAAATTGATGCCTAGTTCTGCTGCACTATCCAATCTTGATTTACCATAATTGCCAAGCTCCCTAACCTTAATATCATGTGGGGCTATATGTTTTGAATATTCATATCCTCTATTATTTATGATTTTAGCATAATGGTCTAAACCCTCACCACTACTCTCATAATAATCAATTAATCTAATTTCATTTTTAAATCTTTGCACAAACCAAATACAAGTTTGGTCATTCATGCCTAGATCCCACCAAGTTTCCACATCCAAATCCTCATCATAAGGAACTTCAGTAATTCTTTTATTGCTATCTAAGCTTTCAATAATTGTTCCATAATAAGAACCTGTTATTGCAGCTTGAAATGAACATTCAAATTCTTGGTCGAATAATTCAGGCGACATCACTTGCTGTGCTGCTTCTAATTCTTCAGGATCTAAAATTTTAGTTTCAGAAGATTTAAAAACGCAAGTGTACCAATCTTTAGTCGATTGGGCTTGTTTATGTAATTCGTAAAAATAATTTTGTCCTTTTGGTGTACCTATAAAAACACACCAACCTTTTCGATCTGCTAATGCAGGTCTAAGAACTTCAGGGAATAAACTAGGTTTAATATTTTGCGTTTCATCACAAACCACCCCATCTAAAAATACACCTCTTAATGACTGATCGTTTTCAGCTCCAACTATGGTAATCCTAGCCCCAGTGCCAAAATCACACCTAAGCTCAGACTCATTAAATTTTGTGCCAGGAATTTTACCTGCATAGGTCTTTAAATAATCCCAAGCTGTTGCCTTACCCTGTAATCTATAAGGTGATACGAAAACATATCTAGGGTTGGGCAAAGGGTTAGTGAGTGCAGCTTTTATAATATGATTAATGCACATCACTGTCTTACCTGCTCTACGATGTAGCACCAAAACATTAAATCGGTGCTTATCAATTTCCTTATGTAAAAAATTTTGTAATTCTCTTGGTTTATAAGGAATAACGATATTTGGCATCTAAAATTAAAACCCCCCTAATGTAGAGTTCTTTTCTCAGGTATGCTGTCTAATCGTTGTATTTTTAAATCTTTCATTAATTGATCAGAAAAATCATAAGCATCATTGGTGTCCTCAAATCCACCGAAATGAACTAATACTGAGTTTGAATTTTCCATGATGTAGATAATTGCTGTTCTAAATTCCATTGTTTTTTCTTTGTTTATTTGTGTGTAGCTCCCCTAAATTTATACATAGACCCAATATAGGATCGGTGTATGGGGTCGTTCAAAAACCCCCATGAATCTGTCAGAAAGCTCATAAATTCATACCTAATGATAAATAATCAGTAGGTTTGGTGTTTTATCAATAAAAAATGGTTATTTGCCTAACTTTTGCATTAACCACATCTTAATTTTGTAGATCCAACTCTTTTTTTTAATTTTTTTGAGTCTTTTTTTCAATTTCATCAGCTTATAATGTTCCTTGTGCTAGTTTTGTTTGTAATTTACAAAATCTAAGCATTTACTTGGCAAATAGGCAACCAACTTGGCATTTACTTCTCCCATTTTACCTTAATTGGACTATTATCTTGTCCTAAAAGAGTTAAACTGTCCTTTTTTTGATAGACTCTAGGGTTTAATCTTTCACTTTTCCACTTAGCTAAATCTACATAAGCTTTAACTAAATGAGTTTGACCTAAATCTGTTTTATCTTTTGTTTTACTATTTGCTAAAGCATCATTTAATAAATCTTGTGCATCAGACAAAACATATTCAATTCCATCTGATTTAGCAGTAGCATATTGATTTCTAAGCTCAGGATATTTTGGTGAATTGAGCCATGATCTGAAAGTTTCCCAACAAGGTCTATTTTCCTTAGACAATACCTGTCTAATGCTTTGACCTTTAGCCAAATCAGCTAAGATCTCCAATATCAATTTTTTATCGTATTTTGTTTTATTTGCCATGTTCTCTAGTTGTTCTAGTATAAATTGTGTTGTTATTTAGTTGCTATTCATAATAGATTGATTAACATTCATTGTATATCGAATCAACTAAGGAGAGAAAATGGTACATAAAATAAGTAAGTTCAATATCTTGAAGTTGTTTAGACAAATGGGTTATTCCAATGTGAAGTTAAGCTCCACATTTGGAATCTTAGAGAAAAAAGAACCTTATAATGTATATAAGTTTCCCATTCACAAACGATTCCAATCTAGAATCAAGCAGTAATTAAATTAAAGTCTATTAGGGGTTTGAAAGGATAAATGATAGAAAGATGACCCCTAATAGATATTTAAATAGGTTTTCTACAAGATATAGAATCCCCATTATAGTTTTTTAATGTAGGAAATAGTGCAACTTGTAAAGCATTAAATAAAATTTTTTATCCCAACTTTATTTATCTCTGTGCATATTGCAAACAGAGCAGTTTTATACTTATGAGCAATAGTAGTATGACTCCAATGTAGCCAACCATGTTTTTTAAGTTCTCTGAAACTTTTCCGTCTTGGAAAGTTTCTAGCATAAACTAATTCTCTGTCATCAGGCTCTGCAATCAGCATAGCCGATGCAATAAAGTCATAAATAAGGATTTGTCTAGCAGTAGGAATAATTCTAGGCTTTTGATCCTTTTCATAATACTTATGATCACCTTTATCAGGCACAACATCCAATAAATGAAACATCATAGGCATTTTACTGGGTCTAACAGGTTTCAGCTTTGAATCCACAAAAGAAGCGATCCCTAGAAAACCATCTAAGTCAGAAACTGACACTGGATCTTTTAATTCAATCATTTTTTATCAATTTTTAGTTGTTTAGCAAGATACTGCCCGAAACTTTGCGTACCCAGCTTTTTTCTCATATTTTTAATTTCTTTAGATTTATCATAAGTTTCTCTATCCTTAATTCTTAATGCTTTAGCTCTCTGATAATTAAAATTACTAGATTTCACTAATTCCTTTAGAATCTTATCTACATCTATATTTATCTTTTTATGACTCATTTCCTATATCTCTATTAATAATTATCTCTCTTATAGACCTACATATTTTGTAGGTATGACCAAACATTTTTTGTAGGCTCAGGTTGCAGTTATTTAACAAGTTTATACACATTGTTTTCCACTTTCTTTTGCCTGACTCTATTCCTAATTTGTTTCATAGCTTTTGACTGTGCTTTGCGTCTTGCCAAATTTTTGACAACAAAATCTCTCATCTCATCTTTATTAAATGTAAATTTATTGGCTCTATTTTTCTGAGGTTGGTGAAATGCTAAATGTCCTAGCAAAACCAA